GAGCGAGACGGTGCCGCTGGTGATCAGGCCGTCATGGCCGCGGATCGCCCAGCCGGTCGAGGTGCCGAGGTCGAGCGCGAGGATGCACGGGAGCAGTCCGCCACCGTCCTCCATCCGCACAGGAGGGTTGGTGACGGGTGTGACGGATGTGACGGATAGTTCCCTATCCGCTCCATAGGCGCGCACATGCGCGCGCGTAACGGTCTTATAGGTATGATCCGTCACATCCGTCACACTCTCTGAATTCATTGGCATTTTCCTATTCTCCCGAGAAAAGGTCAGAGTTGCTGTCGTCGAGGGCGATGCCCCGGAATCCCTTCGCGGCGCGGGTGTTGTGACGCTCGAATCCCCGGACGATCAGGGCTTCCGAGAAGCGCTTGACCGAGCCTGCGAACTCGCCGTTCGCATCGGCCCACGCCTTCCAGTCGGCGAACATCGCTGAGGTGCTGGCGCTGAGGTGCAACCCGACAGAGCAGCGCTCGTCGATCCAGCGACCGATGGCGTCCTCGGCCTCGAAGTAATCCTCAGTCGCAGCCATCACGGCGGGCGGNGGGCGCAGCCCNGTCCGCTGCCATTCGATGCAGCCNTCGAGCGCCCANGCGAGGATCCCGTCNCGTTCNGCCAGCAGCCTGTCCGCCAGNTGCTTGTCGCGCCNCGCNGGNGGGATGGTGACNGTGAACGGCACCATGTGCAGNCGNCGCTTCATCGCCTCATCGACGTTGCGGATTGAAGGCTTGTGGTTGCCGACGATCAGCAGCTTGAACTGCGGGATGAACTCGAAGAAATCCTGCCGCATGAAGCGGGCCGTGATCTTGTCGCCCCCNGTCAGCGCCTTCAGCTTGCTCTCGGCCCAGCGGCTGCCCTGTTCCGTTTCGATGGACGTGACGATGCGCGCCCCGCGCAGCCCGGCCATGTCGGTCGGGTGGCGATCACCCTGCGTGGCCATGAACATGTCCATCGGCGCGACGGTNGCGTAGTCGCCAAGGATGGCGGTCAGGGTGTTGGCGAAAACGGATTTCCCGTTTGCGCCGGTGCCGTAGAGGAAGAACAGCGCGTGCTCGGTGGTCACNCCCGTCAGGCAGTAGCCCGCCATGCGCTGCAGGTAGGATTGCAGTTCGCCGTCCCCGCCCGTGACGGTTTCGAGAAACCCGAGCCAGACCGGGCAAGCGTCGGCGACCGATGCCCCGGCGATGCGAGTCATGAAGAGGCCGGGGTCGTGCAGCAGCGACGCTCCACTACGCAGGTCGACCACGCCGCCGGGCGTGTTCAATAGCCAGGGATCGCGATCCCACGGCTCGGTCGTGGTTGCGTGGCGACGGTCGGAACGGGCAAGCCGCTCCACGGCGGAGACGGTCGCGGCGCTTGAAAGCTTCGCCTTCAGTCGCGCAGAGCCGGCGCGCGACGCCGCCTCGCGGCAGATCATCCGGGCCAGATCGAAGGCCTGAAGCGTCTCCTCGCGCCGCCAGAGCTTGCCCGACCAGGTCAGCCATTGCCCCCAGCCGGCGACGTAGCGCCATGTCTCGGCATGTCGGGCNGCGAAGGTTGCGGCGAGCGCATCCTCGGTGAAGCGCACCGGCACNGGCCCATCATGCCCNCCGCCAGCAGGGCCGCCGCCATCGGGACCGTCATCCTCGTCANCGATCTCGCCGTTNCGGGCGGCGTCGCGTTTCCAGAGGCGNTCGGCTTCCTCGCGCAGCCGNTCCTCCGGCCAGGGAGGGGCAACGCGGGCCGNGTTGTAGGAGACGATTTCCTCCCACGCNTGTTCGCGCGGCACGTGGCCTTCGCGGGCACGGCGGATCCAGTANCCGATCACGCGCGACAGNGCGTCGAACCGNGTNGTGCCATCCACGCCGCCTTCGCGNACCTGGCGGCCGAACANCTCGGTCACGCTGCCGCGCTCGGTGGCGGCCATGTTGAAATCGAGCCCGTTCTCGCTTTCGAGCGGCGGTATCGCGATGATCGCCTCGAGCAGCTCGCCAAGGTCGTGATCGCGAGGATCGTGGTTCAGGATCTGCACCAACCGCCGAAGGCCCTGTTTGGCGTGGATCGATCCCGCCACGCGGATCGGCTGGTGTGCGGACCGAAAGGAAGGATCACCGCCGACCTTCGCGGCGATCATGTGCCGGGCGCGGCAGACCGTGGCGATGTCGTCGCCTTCGGCAGGCTCGGTCAGACGCCAGTAGAGGTGCAGCTTGCGCTGGCCGTCGGCGGTGACACCACCGGACGCGACTTCGAGTGTCGGGCAACCGAGGTGCTGCACAAGATGGTCGCGCTTCGCGCCGATGTCGCCATGGTCGAGATCGACCAGCACCACCTGCGTCTGGACGATGCTCTCCGCACGCGCGTCGCCGGGAGCCGCGACTGTGCCGGGCGCCACGAACAAGGCCGATGCCAGCGTCGCTCGCCCATCGTCGCCTGAAGCGCGAGTTTCGCGGCTAGCGTGGCGTCCGCTTCGATGAAGGGCACATGCGGCGGGCCATCGCCCGCGCCTTTCTCTGCGAGCGCACGGACCGGCACCCAGCCGTCGCAGTAGCCGAACACCACGTCGGCATAGATCGCGATCATTTCGGCGTCGGGCGCGACGTCGTCGGGCGCGATGGTGTCGGATGGGACCGTCATGCCCAGCACCGTTCCCGCCATGCACAGAAGCGGCATTCGAAGTGGTCGGGGTCGGCCGTGTGGCGGGGAAGAAGTTCGCCCGCATCACAGGCGCGCAGGATCGTCACCGCCTTGTCGCTGGCGGACTGGGCGAGTGCGGCATCGAACGGCACGAGTTCGTGCCAGATCTCGCACGTGTCCTTGTTGATCGCCGTGAAGAGCGCGGGCGCCTCGGTCAGGCCGAGATAGGCTTGGTAGAGCGCGATCTGCGCGGCATAGACCGGCTTCGCCTTTGCGACGCCGTGCTTCGCCATCTCNCGCCAGTTCTTGGCGTTCGCNGATTTGCACTCCCAGAGCGCNGGAACCGCCATGCCNTTCGGNGCNGCGACGACCACCCCGTCGGCATGGCCNTGCACACGTCCGCCCACGACCGAAAAGCCGAATTGATCNCCATGNCGATTGCGCGTGCGAAGNTCGAACCCGGNCTTGCGCAGCCAGGCGATGGCCAGGTCCTCGAGAACGTGCCCGAGCGCGAAGATCCGCAGGGACTTGCCCGAGAACCCGGCGCCCGGGTCCTTCGGCGTCTTCAGGTATTCGTACTGCAGCCTGCGCTGGCAGATGTCACCCAGCCGGCTTCCTCCGAGATAGTCGCGTTGGGGGCGTTCGGCCTGTTCCGCCACGAGGGCGGTGTCGATGCAGGCATTGACGGCGTCCGAGAAACTGGGCGGCTTCTCCCGATGGTTGAAGTCGAAACCGGCGTCCATCAGAACGGCACCTCCGGATCGGGCCGGGGCGCGCTGGTCTGCATCGCCTCCTGGAATCCATCGACGGCGGCCGTCGCGAGTGCGAGCGCCTGTGCCTCGGTGAGATCGGCGAACCGCGTGGTCCATCCGATCTCGGCCATGAGTTCGGCCATGTTGCGGAGGGCTGCGCGCAGAGCTGCCTGTTCGCGTTCGTCTGGATCGATCATGCGCAGACCCCGCTGGTGGGTGCTGGCGTGCGGGAATGCGGGTTGGCGCGGCGCGCCGGATAGATGCTGTTCATGGGAGAGCTCCAGATGCTCTCCTCACCTACCGGCGGAAGTGGCTGACTGTCGGATGGCGCCGAAGGAACCTTTCACGAACAGAAGCTTGTGCGTGAACCGGTCCGTCGGTAGCTTCAATAAACCCAGTTTCAATCAGGAGCCGAGTCGCGGATGGCATCAACAAACTTTAGGAGCTTCACCAATCCGGATCGGCTCAAAAGCATTTCTGAAAAGCATCTTTTGAAATTCTTTTCTTCGTGGAAAGGTTACTTTTCGGATCGCGGCTTGCATTTGCCAGAAGTCGCTGGCGACGATTTTCCCTACGACGAACTTGCCCAGATCCTGATGAGGGCGGACGACAAAGTACCGCACGAAATGGTTGATGCGCTCTACTACGTGCACGAAACCGCCACCAAGGAGTCGGCGGAAGAACTGATCGACGCAGCGGCAAGAGCAGGTCTTTCGATCGAGGCAGGTGAAGAGCCCTCGGATGCCGACATCGCACTCCAAATCTGGCTACAGAATCCTGAACTGCTTCGTAGGCAACATGCTGAAGTTGTTGCGTTCAATCGCTCACGCTTCATCTATTTTGCGGGGCGGGTCGGCAAGGGAGGCCCTGCTCCTGATCTTACTCCTGCTCAGACGGCTATCATACAAGAGAACATGGACGTTTGGTTTGACCGCAAGCGTCGCGGGAAGGGTAGCCGGATTTTTGCATTTCCGCGGGGAGCCAAGACCTGGTTTCTTGTTCGTCATGGAGAACCGATGCGGCGGGAGGGACGCCACGAGGACGATGGCGCCTCAGGCATCGCGTATTACAGGCCTCAGAAGCACGACGTCATCATCTACGATGGCGAAACCGACGAGCTCGCGGTTAACGCCGGGACCAAAGGTGAAATCGAACTATACCTACAAACACTCGGAGCGGTGCTTTTCAGTGATGAGAAATACTTTGATCGTTCGAACAGGTTCACGCTCGCCCCCCTTCTGGAAAAGGGGAAGGAAGCGCTGGAAAATGACACCGTGCCAGAGATCGTCAGCGTTCGGCTGATTGAAATCGAACGCTTCTGGGGCGGCAAGGCCAAGGAGAAGGAAGTACGCAAGGCGACCGATCTCTTTCTCGCGTGGGAAGATGATTGGAAACGTCGCCTGTCGGGTGGATCAATCGACCGCGCCGTTTTCAAGTTCCGGTTCGACGGTGACGGAAAGGAACGCACTGTCGCAATTCTGCCGCCGAGCCTCGCGCGTTATGACCGCGATGCAGACAGTGACCTTATCGACCGCTGGCTCAAGGATCAGAAATTCTGCCGGCCAAATCCCGAAGGCGATGACGATGACGTTGGCGTTCTGGAAGACGATTGAACGCATTCCAGGCCATGCAAGTGACACCCGCGATTGGTGTGCGGATCTGGCGGCCTGCTGGACCAATGCCAAGCGCTATCTGCCGGAGACGTCGAGATACGCAGAACGGATCGACTGCCCTTGGCCTGGCGGTGAGAATTGTCCACGCCACGTAGTGCGGCACAAGGGAGCCTTGGTACGCGCTGTCTGCGGCGATCCAGGGCGCCTCTGTGATGCGCTAGATCTGACGCAAGAGGACATCAGAATCCGCGAACTGGATCACCGCAAGCTCTTCGCAGACATCGCCGCAGCGCTCGACCTCGTGCCTTCGGACGGGCTTCAGCTGGGTTCCCACATCTTCAATGTTGGCGATCATGCAATCGCCGCTGGGCGCTCATTCCCTGTCTTCGCATCGCTTGCGAGTCCGCGCACCCCGCTCGGACAAGTGGATGTCCTCGAACTCGGCCGTCGTAATCTTCCCTTCGTCTTGCTCGTGACGTCGCTCATGGCGGTCGAGTCTAATGTCGCTGCTTTCCTCGCGGCCCGGCGCGGGCGCGTACTGACGCTCGCAGAGTGTCTTGGGTTCGCCACAGCGCCCCGCAAAGCTTTTGCCGCCAGCATGCCGCTCGCCGAGTTGTTCGCCCCCGAGATCGCCCAACTGGCCGGTCCGAGCGAGGCTACAGCGGGCCCCGTCATGGTCCTGCCAGCGGGTGCCCGTTGGGGGGATCTGCGATTCACCTTCCGAGAGGAAGCTGTGCTGAACGTCAGTTTTCGCGGACAACCGCCTGCGCGCTTCGAGCCCGATCAACTCGGCATGCGCGACGAACGTAACCGAAAGCCCACCCGCCAGTGGCGACTTCTGCTCACCTGCTCTGCGCTAGGCGGAGCCCTGCCACGGTCCTTTCCGGTCCGCACCATAAAGGGGCAACAACCGGCGAGCGGCTTGCTCCGAATCCTCGCGCAGTTCGAGCGCGGCTACGAACGTCAGCGCCAGCTTCTGGCCGCCGCCCTGAAGGCGAATTTCGGGATCGACGAGGACCCGTTCTCGGTCCGCGACGACTGCTACGAAGCCAAGTTCCTTGTCGATGCGAGCGCCCTGAGACAGGGCAGAGGCGACCAGCGCGACCGAAATTTCGCCGGCAACGACTGAACCTACCGAAACTTTTTTCGCCGTAACCAACCCCATGAAACCAATCGGTTTCGTGGGGTTTTTCGTACGCCTTGCGCCCTGATTTCGAACCCGCTCCCCGAATTTTCGCCGGTCCCGGTCACTCGGGCCGCGAGCCCGTCCACCTGGACGAAGGCGAAACTTCATGGAGCGTTTCCACCCCATTTGCGACGCGCGCTCGCGCGTCTCCCGCAACATCATCATCCGGGCCGAACGACTTGCTCGATCAGGTTCGGTCCCCGGCATGGACGCCGAGGACATCAAGCAGGACCTGCGTCTGCACCTCTATCGCCGCGACGACAGGTTCGACCCCTCCCGCGGTCAGTACGACACGTTTGCCGATCGCGTTCTGGCGAACCGCATCGCCACGCTGGCTGCGCCGACCGAACGCCTGCGGGCTGAGCGGGCGTGGGTCGACTTCGAGACTCCGTCCGAGGGTCGCGGCGATGACGAGATGCTGCCGCTCGCGGAAACCCTGCCTGACAGTGTGGCGCTGCACGCCGTCGTCGCGCGCGCACCGGACGAGGCGTTCGGGCTGGTCCGCGATGTCCGGCGCCTTCTCGCGGGTCTGACACCGACCTGCAGGGATGTCGCGCTGGCGCTGATCGACATGTCGCCGACGGAGGCAGCCGAGGCCCTCGGGATCAATCGCAGCACTGTCTACGCCCGGCTCGGCACGATCCGGAAGGCCGCCGAGGCGCTTGATCTCGCGGCATATCTCGGCGCCGCCCCGACAGTATCGGAGGCCCGCCGGTAGGTGACAACAGGACCGGCGATGACCCGGTTCCACCAAGTTTCATGCCGGGCCCTCGGAGGAATGCAACACCCCCACGCGGGGAAACACTCCGACCGCAAGCTCCAGGGCGGCGTCAGGCCCGGCAGCAGTCTTCCCGACGATCCCTGGACACCAACCGACGAAACCACGGAGCATCACCATGTTCACGACTTCCCCCCTGAAACGCCTGCGCCAGTCGAGCTGGATGGAGGCGATCCCCGACACGATCAACGTTCCGGCCCTGTCTGAGAGGCCGAACCGCGCGGTGCCGATCGAGCGCGCCACTGTGGACGACATCGAGTTCGCGCTTGTCGCCCTGGCGCGGCAGCAGTCCGAGCTCTACCGGCTCACGAGTGCGCTTGGCGACGTGTTGAAGATGGCGCGCCGCCAGGGCGCCTGTGGCGCGGACATCGCCATTTCGGCCGCTGTGCGGGATCTGGAGGGCGGCAAGTGAGCGCCCCCTTCGGCGGCGGGCCGCTCCGCATCATCACGGCCGACGAACGCCTGCGCGAGGCGCGCGGCATCAAGGGGGTGCTCACGGGCACCTCTGGCATCGGCAAGACCACGCAGCTGCTGACCCTCGATCCGCAGCGAACGCTTTTCCTGAACCTCGAGGCGGGCGAGTTGGCCGTTCAGGGCTGGCCCGGCGACGAGATCCGCATCCGCGACTGGGAGGTCGCCCGCGATCTCGCCGCCTGGATCGGCGGCGCCAACCCGGCCATGCGGGACGACCAGTCCTATGGGCCCGGGCACTTCGCGCGGGTCTCCGCGGCCTTCGGTCCCGCCAGCCAGCTCGACAAGTACGACACGGTCTTCGTCGACAGCATTTCCGTCGCCTCCCGCATCTGCCTTCAGTGGTGCAAGGGCCAATCCCAGGCCCAGTCCGACCGCACCGGCAAGCCGGATCTCCGCGCGACCTACGGGTTGCTCGGCCAAGAGATGATCGGCTGGCTCACGCATCTGCAGCACACGCCCGCCAAGAACATTTGGCTGGTCGGTCTTCTCGACCGCAAGCTCGACGACTTCGGCAAGCCTTTCTTCTCGATGCAGATCGAGGGATCGAAGACCGGCCTCGAATTGCCCGGCATCGTCGACGAAGTCGTGACCCTGACCGAACTGCGCCCCGAGAAGGGTGACCCGTTCAGGGCGTTCATCTGCACCACCATCAACGATTTCGGCTTGCCTGCGAAGGACCGCAGCGGCCGGTTGTCGATGATCGAGCCCGCCCATCTCGGGCGGCTCATGGCGAAGATCCGTGGTCCGCGCCCCGATGGCGCTGCTCGCCTGAACTTCGATCTGCCCGCGGCCGCCACCGCACCCAATCCCCCGACGACGAAAGGAGCATGACAATGGCGAGCGACATGGATTTCAACGGCGCGGACACGCAGGACGCC